CTCAACGTGTAACAAGGTTCTTGGTCAAATAAAAGATAGTAAAGATTTATTACAAAAGATGATTGACTATTTATAAAATTTTTCAGATTTTCCAGGGGATACAAATATCAAACCACTTATCCTGATTATCCCTATAGCCACATAGCTCGGATATAAAGGTTTTATATTATAACGGTTTGTTATCATCAAATATGCGACGGTATACAAACCATCATCTCCTAGCTAGACAAATCACCATTTCCCAATAGGACAAGTAGCATGTTCTAACTTAGTCTTCAACTTCATAAAACAGCCACATAACTTACACTGATTTGTCTTAGCTCTATAGTTCTCACAGCCAGAACAAATAGCCAATCTCGCTGACTCTAATTCTTCTGGAGATCGGGCAGATCCATCAAATAGATTCCAAGGTTTAACTTCATCACTCATATAAACCATTATAGCCTATATAAGGGATATAAGCCATTCTTAGACACTATTGGGAGTGTCTCCCATATGTTGTCTATGTAAGGGTTTGATACCCTCTATTTTCGGCTTTGTTGTATCCCGCCGAAATTTAAGACTATTTGTACTAGAACTCTGATATAATGTGATTATGGTTACTCACTCACTTACAACTCTTAGCAACTCTTCTGCTACCCGCTTGACTCCAGACGGAATTCACTCAGGTTTCGATCTTACTGTACAAAATGTACATGCTACCGCTATTGTTTATCTTGGCGGACAAGGTGTTACAAGTTCTGATTATGGCTACCGCCTTGATCCAGGCACCGCTTGGTCTGTTGAGCTTTCAGGTAAAGATTATCTTTATGCAATTACAGACACAAACACATCTAAGGTTGCAGTTCTAAAAACAAACCTAGAGTCAGGAAACTAATATGGCACGGTTTACAACTCGTGGACCAAAAGGTGATACTGGCGCAAATGGCAATGGCTCACCTACAGACACATACACCAAAATAATTTTAACAAGCAATGGTGCAATAGATAATATTAAAATTGGTGACGACGCATATGTTGGCGATGGAAATATTGCAAACCATATTGTTATTAAGGGTAATCAGACTGCTACACTTGCTGGTGTTGTGTTAGGCAGTGGAAAAACTGAAAAAGTTTCAACAGACGGAACAAACCTTTCTTTAGATGCAAGCAATGACATTATTCTTAATCCTGGAAGCACATATGCTTACATTGGAACTCCAATTGCAAATGGCAATAATAGACTTGCTAAATGGTCAGAAACATTAATCAGAGTATCGAGTGTTCCTGCACATAATTATGGTGTTACAGGAGACAGAAAAGGCATGTTCGCACATGATGACTCACACCTTTATATTTGTATCGCAGACTATGTTAATAACTCAACTGTAATTTGGAAGAGAATTAACTGGGCTAGTGGTAACTGGTAAATCTTAAATAGTGATATAATTCATCTTATGACAATTCAAGACTGGGCTTCATTAATCGTAGCAATACTTACAATTGTATCTTCAATTGCTTTTGGAATTAAATGGCTTGTAAAACATTATCTGAGCGAACTTAAACCGAATTCTGGATCATCGCTCAAAGACTCTGTTAATCGTCTTGAGGATAAGACTGACAAGGTGTTTGATCTTTTGATTGAACATATTAAAGATCACTCTAAGTAATTCTTCTATATATAATATATACTTAATATCTTAAAACCTTTATACAGTATATTCTTTTCTTTATATATTTTAAGTATACACCATCAATACCCTGGACTATTAGGATAAAACGGACATAAGGTATATAACCATTTATAACTCTTTTATAACGATTTAAATTATATAACTATTTGTTATAAACTTCTTATATACCTGGTTTTAATTAAATAATAAGATATAATCTTAATGCTAGCACCCGAGTTGCTACCCCCACCCCACTGCGCTTGGGTGTCTAGCCTTATTTTATGGTATAATCAATGATATGTGCTCACCTACAATAGAACGATTCGGGGCTACCCCAGCAAATATACAATGGACTGTTGTTCGTGGAGACTATGCTTCATTTACAGTTTCATTTCTTGAAAATGATGAAGTTACAGAATTTGACACTGTTGGATGGGCTTTTGCAGCCACAGCCTATGATCCTACTACAGACGTTTTAGATGAGTTAGACGTTGCCGTAGATGGTTCAGTTATTACTGTTAGCGCTCCCGCTTCAGTTACAGAAAACTGGGGAGTTAAGTATAAGTCTGTTGTTGCTGAGCTGTCTTTTGACCTTCAAGCCATAGTACCAGACGGGGATTCAACAATTACCTGGACTCCTGTGATTGGAACAATTTGCGTACTAGGAGATGTTTCTCCAGGAAACACAAGAAACACTTTGGGTGGAGTATCTTAAATGATAATTAAAATAAAAGATACTAATGTAAAACTTCCACCACTAATTAAAGTAAATGGCACTATTTTTAAAGTAAAGAAATAAACTATGGCCATATCAAAAAATATGGATGCACCAAAAGCAAGATATGCCGAAGCAGTAAAATCAACTAAAGTTGAAGAATCTAACAATACTGAATATATTGCCGTTCCAGGAATTCAAGGAGAACGAGGAGATACTGGTCCAGCAGGACCACAAGGCCCAGAAGGTCCAAGAGGCGAAAGAGGTATCCCAGGCAAAGATGGAAAAGAAGGTCCACAAGGACCTCAAGGACCTAAAGGGGAACCAGGTCGTGGTGGAGGACAAGGATATGAAAGTCCATCAGGTCAGTACCCTGGTTGGGCATATTATCAAAACAAAAATAAAAAACCATTGTTTCTAGGACCTGATAGAGGCGATGATGGTTGGGTAGATATTTTAATGGAAGATGATGAATCGTCTAATGTTTTGAAGTTTCTTCCACAAGGATCTGTGTCACTTTGGAATTCAGTTACACAAAGAATTAATTTTAAGCAATTAAAGGTAGGGGCTAGAATAGATATTAGATATGATATAGCTTTGACTACCGACACAAATAGCACAGAGGCATGGATTAGAACATATATTCCAAAAGTTGAATCTCCAACGGGATATATAGGAATGTTAAAATACAAGTACCCCTATGAAATGTCAGTTAACCAAACCTTGTATGTCGACTTATCAAAGATCAGATCTGAAGGCGGGATAATTCAAGCCAGAGCAGATAATGAAAGTACAATAATGCTTAAGGGCATGTATATATCTGTGTCTTAATATATGCTATAATTCATTTATAGGGTTACCCCCGAATTCATAACAAAGGACTAACTAATGGGTTCAAGATATTTTCCAGCACCTGCAGCAGAGATCGGAAAAGCAACAGTCACAGGTACTACTGGTTCACCTACCGTAGATACATCTAGCCGTGCTGGTAAAACTATTTATAAATTTGTTGGTTCTGGTTCTATTACTATTGGTACTGCTGGTACTGCTGAAATTTTAGTATGTGGTGGTGGAGGTAGTGGTGCCCTTAGTGGTGGAGGCGCTGGCGGCTATATCTATGACACTGCAGCAATTTTGCCTTCTGGAACGCTAACAGTTGTTATTGGTGCTGGAGGAGTTTGTAGTGTTGTTTCTCCTGATTATTGGGCACTACCTGGAAATGCTTCAAGACTTGGAAACTTTTGTGCTCCAGGCGGAGGTCGTAGTGCTAACAACATGACACTACGTCGTGATGGATACGAAGGTGGTGCAGGTGGTTCTGGCGGTGGTGGTTACTCTAGCAATTATGGTGCAGGAGGTGCAGGAGTTCCTGGTTTAGGAAATAATGGTGCTGCTGGCGATGAATCCGTTGGTTCTGGTGGTGGTGGTGGTGCTGGTAGCGCTGCTTCTGGTAGAACAGGTGGTACTGGTGCAACAAACTCCATAACAGGTACATCAGTAACATATTGCAAGGGTGGTTCTACAAATATTTCCACTGCAACAGTTAATAATACTGGTAACGGTGCTAATAGTGGTGGTGGCTATTCAGGCGCATCGGGCTATGTAGTAGTAGTGATTGGATAAATAAAATGGCATATTTTGCAAAAATATCAGAAGATAATATTGTTGAACAGGTAATGCCAATTTCTAATTGTGCTATTGGTTCTTGTATTGGCCCTGAGCATTGGGATTACCAAGAGGAATATCATAAAGACCACGACAAAGGAATTGATTTTCCTGAGTCAGAACCTCTAGGTCAAGCAGTTTTAGCCGAATCTGGTTTTGAAGGCAACTGGCTTCAAACTTCTTTTAATGCAAACTTTCGTGGTAAGTATGCAGTACCAGGAGATAAATGGGACGGCACTAATTTTATATCACCAATAACTATTGAAGAGACACCATAATGGCAACAGCAGTATTTCCAACCCCAGCAACATCATCTTCATCAATTAATGCTAGCTCTATTACTATTGCATCACCAAAGACACTTATTACATCAAATCAAACATTTGAGCCTGCAACCTATGTAATTAGTTGTATAAATACTACAATTGCTAGCGTTGTATTTTTAACTGGAAGTACATTTATTTATGAAGCCGTTACTGTATCGGGAACAGTAACTATTAATTTAGGAACTACGGCCACTGCTGTGCGTATACTTACTGATACTGGTAGTGACGTAGTTGTAACAATAACAAAAATAGCAAGTTTATTTAGCGGGTCAACGCTTACAGGAACACTTGATACTATAACAACATCGGGAACTTATACTGGAACATCATCAGGTGGCGCATACGCTGTATTAGTCGGTGGTGGTGGATCAGGAGGAAACGCTGGCGGTGGTTTTGCTGGTGGCGGCGGCGGCGCTGGCGGCG